TATCTGAAATGCTTTATTAGCCTCACTCTGAACTATTTTATCATCAGTTTGCGTAGCAACTTCAGTACGTTTAGTATCCCAATCATACTTTCTAGCCCACGCATAAATCGTAGGAGGCTTTACACTAATATTATAATTGACTGTTAGATGCTCCGCAATTTCCCTAGCACTCATACTATTGGCTACATATAACTCCATACCTTTTAGACGAATTGCAACTGGTATATTCTTAGGCATCGTAACTCCTGTTAATTATCAAACTCAATATCTCTATCTCTATAGTCCATCTCTCCAATATCCGGTTGTTCAGCGGTTCCATAATGATATGCTGCATGTTCTGGGTTCTGGGAATCTATGCTCCCCCCATAAGGACTTCCATCTGATTGCAATAACTTGCTAAAATCCATATATCCTGTTTTATTGGTGGCTGCATTGAAGCAAGCTGGTACTTTAAATTTGGCTCCGTTAGAAAAGAAGTCTTGGAATTCTACACCGATCTCATCTCTAGTACATAAACCCTTCCAAACATTCTCTTTTTCGATAATAGGTTTGTAATTAGTATTCTTCCGTAATGTTCCTGTAGTTCTTTGAGTATCTTCAAATTGTTTATTGTTGATACAGGCAAAGTATTTACACCATATAACCACACCGTGTTTTTCTTTTAAATCTTCTAGGGTAGTTCCCTTAGGGAATTTATCCTCATAAACTACAGGGGCTTCTTTTTTAGACCCGCCCTTAGAAACATACATCTTAAACTTATCTGCCATCTCTTTTCCTCCATAAGGCTATACAAGCAGCGTCAGCATAATCCTGTTCAGGGAATACTTCTCCCCACTTAGAAACAGCAAACGCCATTATATCACTTTTCTTAGCATTACCTTTTCCAACGATTACTTTTTTCCATGCTCTATTATCCACAGAAGCAAATGGAGTACCCGACCTATGCAGTTGTAATTTCACTCCCGCTATCACCGACGCTATAGCTATAGTGGCCTTCGCATTTTGTATGTATATAGCGGACTCTATCGCTGCTGTGCTTATATCTATTATACCTGAATAAGCCTCAAACTTATCAAGTATCTCATAAAATCGAATTTCGTAATTCTTGTCTTTGCTTTCAAATTTCTCTGAGCCTACCAAATTCTCATCCTTATCTAAAAGAGAAAGATGTATAGCTTTAGAGGAGCAATCAAACCCTGCTATCATTCTGAATCCTTATACGCTTGCGTTCTAAGAGATACTATCCTAGAAACTGTAGCAAATGCAGAAGTATACAATTTGAGTTGTCCTAACAATCTAGTATATAGAGTTGTAATATCTATTACCTCTCGCCTCAATTTAGCCAGAGACTCTCTGGAGAGCATAATCTCCCCCCGTAGTTGCTCTTTGGTAGGCTTACGTTCACCCTTGCCAATATGTTCTTCTGCAACCTGATACATAGCTACATTATACCCCTCATCAAACTGAGCTTCCATAGCCCCTTTACGAGCTTCTATATCTGCAACATGTTGTTCTAATAAACTTTTATACCCACCATAGACGACCAGATACTCTTCTAATTTAGTTACTGATGCATGTATCACATCTGAAAATTTCAGGTCTGCATCCGGGGTATCCAATGACATTCCAAATGTAGGAATACTTAGATTTCCGATATAACTTTCTGCACCATCTGTAGCATTTGCATAACTCCAACGTTTTTTCATACTTCCACCTTCTTACAATCACACCAACGATTACCAGTACATTTCTCCGGAGCTTCGGTCATCTCCATCACACGTACACATCTTTCCACTACGCTATTCCAAAGGAGTTCATCCCGCTCCAACTTAAAGCATTTCCAGTCCTGCGTATTTTTATTCTCATATAATACGTAACCATGCTTATAGTTACCCATGTTTAGATACAATTGAAGCTGTAACAAATGCTCTGGTTTTGGCCCCCGTAACTTTTTGTACTCTTCCTGCTTGATAGTTTTTAGCTCGACTGGCACAGGATCATCTGGAAACACTATGAAGTCTATTCTACCTGATATAGGAGGATTCTCTGTTTTGATGGAAAGCTCTCTATCTACTAGAAGTTTTACATTATTTAGATATTTCTCAAATCTTTCTTCGAAGGCACCCCCGACATCAAAAATTCGTTGTATTCTAGGAGGTATATCATTCCCTAGCAGCATACCGTTATAAGCCATATACATATATCGGTCACAATTATTACCTAGAGTGGATGGGTAGAATACTCCCGCTCTTGGGGGGGAGTTCTTACGTTCTAAACCTTCCTGTATTAGAGAAGTTAATCCTAGATCAACCCTAACAGCAGGGGCTGTTATGTTATTTGATTTTGATATCTGTGTAATTCCTGACATAATCTTTCCTTTATATCTTGTAAAGTTTTCTCTCTAAAATGCCACACTTCTGCGACTCCCATATCTCTCAAATCTTTGTCCCTACGCTCATCTCTTTTAGAGAGGTGACCGAAAGGCCCATCTGCCTCCACTACCACATCAAGTTCTGTGAGAAGAAAGTCCACATCATACTGCCCGAACTTGGCTTGTGCGAGATAACGCAGCCCCGATTCTTCAATACATCTCTCTATAAGTTTTTCCTGTTTAGTCCCGTATCTGTATGGCACTAACCAACTTCTCCATACTATCAGGATTTGCTGCGGCTACTAATCTAAGATTATCGAAACCTTGTATAGTTTCGTCTCCGAAGAAATCACTCGTATACCATGCGCCACTTTTGGTTATAAGACCTAAGTTTAATGCTTCTCTCAGATAAGTTTCAGTTACGTCTATCCCACCCTCAACACGGAATGGTATCTCTACCTGCTCCCATCGCTTTCCCCCGAACTTATCTTTTTGTAAGGACGTAATAATATTGAATCCTAAGCGTTTACCCTTGTTATCTTTGATATATTCGCCTCTACGTGTCTCTAACACACCGTGGGCAAAGAACTGCTGTCCTTTTCCACCCGGCATGGTTTCTATAGCCGCTACAGGCCCCATAGACCCTCTCACTTGATTTATAACAACAAGGGCAGACCCGTTCCTCAGTAGTGGGAGAAGTCTAATCAATGCTTGGTTCCAAGACCTTGATTGCCATGCCATAGGACTATAACTAAACATATCTTTTTGTTTTAGTATTTCACTAGGGATAAGTCCTGCAACGCTGTCCAATACTACTATATCGACACCCTTCTCCATACCCGCAGCCATGGTGTTATAAGCATCTTCTGCATTCTCAGGTATCTTAAGGAGAACCTTGTTAGTGTCGAGACCGCACTGAGCCATCCACTCACTGTCCCAAGACTGCTCAGTATCTACCCATAACACTGTACCGTTTTCTTTCTGTACACTTTCACAGAGTTTGGTGCACAAATAAGATTTACCTGATGACCACCCACCATAAATTAATGTGAAGCGTTTCTTAGGTATACCCCCATTTGTTATGTTATCTAACTGCGGTATCCCGAATGAGATACGCTCATATTCTAAGGCTTCGTCATTACCGATAGATAAGCCTAAATTCTTATCTTGTAATAATGTTTCAAATAAATCTTCTGCACTAGTCTTCATCAAGAGGAACCCCCGGTTTTTCGTATAATCTATTTAAATATGCTTCTGCCCAAGCAAAAGACACCGCTGCACACTGTATAATTTCTTCAAACATTCCTGCTGATCGTCCTTCGTAGACCTCACGAGCAACTTCGCCTAGTTCTTCCGTTAATATCACTGTCCAATGCTCATCTGAATTAGCAGTTTGGTCTCCCCATTTCTCATCTTGCCGTTCTCGTTCGGCTAGTACCGCTTCTAAAACTTTCATTCTTGTCACTTCAGTATTCATTAGTATCTCCTAATCTATTGAACCCTCATGCGGGTACTTAATCTTATGGAGTTCTTTATCTGCTAACATAAAGAGTTTTACGAAAGCTTTACCTAAAGCTACTTTCGATTCCTGTAACTGCTTATCTACATCATCTTCAGTATCTATGTCATGGATACCTAAAACAACTTTTGCGTTATTGTAATCGCCTAAATTTACTGTGAAGGACACTTCCTGTGAAACCTTTGCCATAACTAACTCCAATCTATATATTCTTCAACGGGAACAGATACCGGTAATGCTCCGAATACCATATTTCCATCATGTATTTGGAAGTCACGTTTAGTCGCCCACGACGGCTCACACAACTCCATATCTACCATAAGTGGTATACCTAAACTATTCTCTTGTAGTATATCACGAATCTTCTCAATTAGTAATATATCATCCTTATGTATCTCACAGATTATTTCGTCATGTACCTGTAATAACATTTTACTTTTCGTGCCCTGTAGAAATTTGTGAACTTCTATCATTCTCTCACTTAGCAAATCAGCACTAGTCCCTTGAATTAGATAGTTTACTGCTCTGTATCCCTTATCTCTATCTACTTTATATATCCGGTTGTACTTACTCTTGACCCACCCCCGCTGCTCAACCATACGAACCACAGAATCAAAGAACTTCTTAGACCCTGTAATATTTCTGAAGTATTCAGCTTTGTACCTACCAGCCTCCTTGGGACTTGTGTTTAACTGCCCCGCAAGTTTATCCCTACCGATACCATAGATAACTCCAAAAGTTATAGTTTTAGCTAGTTGCCTATAGAACTTGTACTCAGGATGATCCTTATCTACTTTGAAAGCTATCTTTGCAGCTTCTCCATGAAAATCCACATCACTTTGTTTCATAAGCTCTAACATATCCGGGTTCCCAATGTAGTTCATAAACATACGAACTTCCATTTGTGAATAATCATACGAAACTAGGTAATGATCCGGTCTTGGTCTAAACAACCTTCTAATAGCTACTTGCTTATCGTTGCTTTCATCTAACGATTCATCCCCTACAAACCCCCACACCTGTAACACATCTTTACGTAAACCTTTAGCGGATATAGATACATTCTGACCTTTAGATGCAATGATAGCATCGACTCTACCTTGAATCTCTTCTAACTCAGCCTCAGTGTTAAACTCTACATTATGTAGTTTGAAATGGTTTCTAGGGATATTCTGGAGATTAGGTTCTCTGGACGACAAGCGACCTGTAACTGTCCCCCAATTCGCATAGGTTGTATGCATTGTATCAGTACCCCTATAAGGTTCAATGTAAGTTGAAACTAATTTAGTTAGGGTTCGGTACTGCCTAATCCACCCCGCTAAAGGGTGATTTATCTGTACCAAGGCTCCCTCACTCCATGAGTCGTTACCTTTAAGGGTCTTCTGCGGGGAACGGATTCCTAACTTAGTGAAGGCTTCCCCCACCTGACTAGGACTTGATACATTAAACTCATCTCCTGAAATTTGGTATATCGTTTGAAGTACTTCTCCACTACGCTCAGTTAGTTTATGTAACGAACTTTCTACATAATCGTTATCTATGGATACCCCCGCACACTCCATATCATATAGTACTTTCGTGAGGTCTTTTTCTAAATCCCAAACTTTTTCTTGCCCACTACGTAGAATTTTATCTTTAGAATCTTCATACAAACGCAACGTTCCTTCTACATCCTTCTCACAATACGGGCCTAGTATATCAGGAGGACACAAAGAAAAATCCTTAGTCCATTTATTTTTACGCAAGAGTTGTTTGGTCTCTATGTCATAGGCACCTGCATCAGGCCCATAGCGTCGTATAAGCGTGTCTGTGAGGCTCAAGCTAGTTACATTCGTACTCTCTGTAAGTCTCACCATGACAATAACATCAATCAAATCTTTATCGTTTACTACTAAACCGTCCTTCTCTAAGAACTTCAGGTCAAACTTTAGATTGTAACCAACTATAGTTTTACACTTATTCATCACTTCCATTAGTTTAGTAAGCCGTGAACTATCTAAGTTACTATCAGGTGTTTGGTGTCGGAATGGGAAATAATACAAGCCACTATTCAAGTTTGAATAATTACTTTTTACTCCCACTCCAACACCACACAACTGATTCCCTTTTAGGGCTTGTAAACCATTAGTTTCACAATCCACTACCCATTCATCATGTTGGGATAGAAAGCGAACAGCATGAGAAAATTGCTCTTCAGTGGTAACTATCACTAGAACGGTAGGTCATCGTCTGAAGTGTCATCAATACTTACAGCAGTCTCTGGTACTGTTACTTCGTTAGAAACAGACTCCTTTGTGGATATCCCATACCGCTCATTCATATAGTCTAACACTGGAACCAAATCATCTATTTCCGTAAGCTTATCACTAGGGATATCTAATTCTCTAGGGCTTACTACCACGGTGTAAGATGTGTCTTGCATTCCTGAGCCTGTACGACGAACCCGTACTACACCCTTGTCGAGGGAACCCCAGTCATTGTAAACATCTACAAGCTGGTTCCAGATGTAATTACTTCGACCAAAAGCTAGTGGTACGATCTTGAAATCATCTACGTTCTCTCTGTACAGTTTACGACCGGAGGGGCCTTCTACAGGCTCCCACGTATCCACCCTACGTTCTGTATGTAGAACGTCGTGTACAAACGCCCAGAACCCAAACC